TCATGTTCTGCTACAATTGTGGCTTGGTATATCCATCCATAAACTCCCATAAATCTCTCAGAAATATCTCTGCTTGATATTGGTTCATCTTCTGCTTCTTCATCAATGCTTGTATCAAAGAGCCCTTGGAAGTTTCTATCCAAGTCATGTATACTTTGCAAAAAAAAACCAACATTCCATGCACATCTGTTATCTTAGCGAATAGCATATCATCAGCATACTTATCATGGTCTTGTGCATTGTACTCATCATCTTTTAATCCGAACCAACCTTTCTTTTGAGGCATAATCATAGTAGCGACTAATCTATGTATATTAGCAATAACATCTTTTTGGAAATGCTTAGAAGTAATATATCTTCCGGTTCCACCTATTCTAATCTCTCTTATATCCGGTACAAACCTATAAATATTCCCTTTTACTTTTATGTACTTAGGAGTTTTAGATACCATAGGAGTTTCTAAAAACTTTGTCTGTTCCAATAATCTATTAAACTCTTTAATAGGAAGCATATCTACTTGCCTATCGGTTAAATTAAATAAAATTCCGACAAGTTTGCATGAAGCATCAAAGCCATCTTCGTTACTGATGGATTGTATTTGTTGAAATTGATATACTGAAACATCGTTCCAAGTCATAAGTTGTATTTTATATAAATAGGTAAAAAATGAAAAGTGTATTAAATAAATGAGTATTTGCCAAACTCATTACTTAGGAAGTTTAATGCCACATATCTCAATGCATCAATAGCATGGTTATTGAAATCTACAACCTCATTGAGTGGTTCTCCGTTTTTCTGTTTCCATTTGTATCCGGATATCTCTCTTAATAGATTAGTGCTTGTATTTGTTATGTTTAGTTTGTATTGCTTTAATAGATTAATACTCATTCTAACACTATCAGCACCTTTCTTAGCACCCTCTACATAAACACCATGTTCAAATATCTCTTGTATAGATTTAGGTTCGCTACTATCTGCAACACAATTCCTAATGTTTGCTTCTTTTAACTTTTCTGCTAACATTGGATTGGTTAATTGCCTTTCATAAAATATCTCATCAACATATAATTCGTTATCGTACTTCCATACACCTACACAAGCCGAAGGGTCATTGGTAAAACCAAAGTCAAGACCATATCCAATAAGTTTAGCATCTGCCGGTATCTCATAACATCTGATATAGTTTCTAAATACTAATCCCTCAATCTTACCGGTCATACCTCTTGCGTATACTTTCCACAATTCAATATCGGTATCTTTGAGATTTTCAATCTTATCTCTTAACTTATTATCTATAAATGGATTATGCCTATGGTCTGATATTAATAATTTAACATTTTTCTTACCTATCAATTTCTGATGTACCCAAAAGGCTTCATTTGGATTATAGTCAATGAATGTCTTTTTCTTTGTACGCATATACAATTCATTGTATACATCGTAAGGCACACCATTAGCCTCGTTTATGAATAGATAATCTCTTTTACCATTCTTAGCATCTTGTCCATCATCATAACTCTTAAACTCTATTATACTTCCGGAATTGAAATAGAATATCCTATCACTCTTATTGTACTCTCTGATTAATGCTTTTAATGGTTCGCTATTACTCAATATGTTTAAGGCATCACGCAATGCACCGGCTTTAAGGTTCGGTATATCTTGACCAACTATGGTTATGATTTGGTTCTCTTCTTGTACTGCCAATGTAAATAGCACTTGGAGGATAGAATAAGTTTTACCGGATGAAGTGCCACCTTGGTTAACTATAATATCCTCCTTTGCATAATAATTCTCTTCGTATAGAATGCTTGTCTTGAACATTAATTTTTATATGCGTTAAGTATAGTTTTTGTGACTTTTCACAATAATATATCTTTAAAGATATAAAATTGCAACATTTAGTACATTATACTACTAATTAATCTCGCTTTCGCTATTTGCTAATGGTATACTGCTTTTAATTATCTCAACACTAACAGAATTGATAGTTACCTCTTGTGCAACACTTTCTTTCGGTTTACCATATACCCTACTAAGTAATGTGTCAATAGAATATAAACTACCCTTGTCAATGGACTTTCTGAGTGCATTAGCGATGGTCTTTTCAAGTATAGTAGCATTAGGATTATTCCATACTTCTCCTAACTCATCTATGGTCATTGATAGCATAACTTGTATACTATCATTAATCTCGCTTAATTTATACCCTTGGTCTTTCAGTATAGTAGTAAACTTTCTCGGTCTGCCATTTGGATTAGCAGTTTCTCCTTTCTGTAATATGTTCAATGCACCACCATGTGCTTGTTTAACTTGCTTTGCCATTGTTATTCCTTTGTTTTATAGTTAAAATTAATAAAGTTTACTCTTAACTAATTTAAGTTTGTGTAATGAAGTAAGCATCTCTTTATACTCTTTCTTGTCTCCGTATTTGATATGACATGACCTACATAATGCTTGTATGTTTTCTATTTTGTCTTTCTCCTTTGAACCACCCATCCCCCTACAATCAATATGATGAATATCAACAGCTTTGCTATTACAAACTTCGCAATGAATAAAGTCTGCCATTGTATATCCGAAGTAGTCAAGGTAGAGTTTAACATGTTTCTTCATTATTGTGGAATCCAACTATTTGACCATTCGGTATCAATAATAATATCACTCTTCTGAATACCCATTCTATTTGCCAATCTAACTACTTCCTCTTTCTCCATACCAAATTCTTTCATGATATCACTTAATGGTTTACCATTCTCTATTTGATACTTTACAATATCTCCCATCTTTAATACTGCGTGTGTACCTTTTGCTCTATTCATTCTAACGGTTGTTGCTAATGGATTGGTAGGGTTTAATATAAGCACCGGCACTTTACCATCTGTCATTGAATAAATCTCTTTCTGTCCACTAATAGTGTATCTATGAAAGCCATCTATAATTGTATACTTATCCTTATTGGCATTATCTGTCAATCCCTCTATGTGTATTGTCTTGTCAAATGCAATAATAGGGAATAGCCATCCATCTTGTGTGATGCTTTCTTTTAATAATTGCATTTCCGGAGGTGCTACTTTGTTCGGATTATAAAGATTTGGAGATAATTCATCTCTGTGTAGCCATTGTACATTACTAATTGGTTGTTTTTCCATTGTTATATTTATTTAATCGTTCTAAAAATTTATAAAAGTTATCGTGTATTTCTATATGGTTGAAACAAAATACTTGTACTTTGTCATCTGTAATTAAACTAATCATTCCGTAGGCTATATCTAATCCACTCTCTCTCACTGCATTAATGTAAGCAGACAATTGTAGTGGGTAATCTCTTAGATGCGTTTTTCTTTTAAATCTTGATGCACCTTTGAAGTCATTAAGTATGAGTATACCATTTAATTCAAATATGCAATCGTATCTACCTTTATACCCAAACTCTTCTGAAACTACATTGCTCTCTAATGAATGCAATTTAAATTTAGATAAGTGATTTTTTAGTGCTTCATGTGGAATATCTTTATTATTCAAATAATAATCCTCAACAAAACTATCATACATCTTACCTCTATTTAACGCATTCTTACTTATCCTCTCTGCCTCTTCATACCCTACTTTCTTTCTCCAATTCTCCAATGCAAGTATATCCTCTATCGGCTTTGTGGCTTCAAGTATTCTTGTTACTGATGGATATATTTTCTGTTCCATTACTTTTTCTGACTGAAATATATTTTCTTATACTTTTCTGTTCCGTAAAGGTTTACTGCATCATCTTGTGTTAATCCTAATCTCTTCATAGCCGCTTCCCTATCCCCATCTGCCTTTTGTCTACCTTTAAAGTCGCCTTTCTGAGCAATTTTGCATAACCATCTATATGATATGCCGGTTAATGGACTTGCCTCTATATCATCAATCTTATCCTTTGCTCTCTCTTGATGGTATTTGATATATGAATTTACATTTTGCTGAACATATACCTTTTCTTTTCCGGAGTATGTTTCTGTAATAAATAGTAAATACTCTTTCCATGTTA